AATGGTTCTAATCGAGTCACTACATGGGATGGCTTAGTTCCTACAGCATTCTGCTACACACGAGCTAAAGACTTATACATGGGCAAAGCAGGCTACATTGCCAAGTACGATAGCTATAAAGACAATACCGATACTTACCGCATGAAGTATTACACTAACTACTTTGATTTTGGTCAAGCTACTGTGACTAAGATCATGAAGAAGGTAGGCGTAACAGTCGTTGGTGGTGGTGGCTATGGCGTGGTGTTGAAGTTTGGCTTTGACTACTCTGACATTCTCAATAGTCGTCAGTTTGCTTTGTCTAACGCTACTGTGGCTGAATATAACATCGCTGAGTATGCTCTTGCAGAATATGGCGGTACAGTCTTCGACAATAAGATTATTAATATTGGTGGCACAGGTAAGGTTATTCAGCTTGGTTTCGAGACTGACATTAACGCTAAACCTCTGAGCATCCAGAAACTAGATGTGTATGTTAAAACAGGAAAGACACGATGAGTAACTATACCAAATCTACCAACTTTGCAGTCAAGGATGGTCTGGTAACAGGTAATCCTGCAAAGATCATTAAAGGCACTGAGATCAACACTGAGTTCGATAACATTGCTTCCGCTATCTCTTCTAAGGCTGATGCTAACAATGCTGCTTTAACAGGCACTGCTACAGCCGTTAACCTGACAGTTTCTGGAACATTTACCGCTACCGTGGACGGAGGCACATACTAATATGGCTATTGACTGGACTTCTCTTATTGGCCCTGGCATGAATCTTTTAGGTTCTGCCTATGGTGCTAACCAAGCTGCTAATACAGCTACACAACAAGCCCAGATGACTCAGTTCCGTCCTGTGGGTGTTACTACTCGCTTCGGTAAGTCAGGTTTTAACTATGATCCTACCACAGGTCAACTGATCGGTGCAGGCTACCAAGTTGCTCCTGATGTTGCAGCTATGCGTGAGGGGTTACTCGGCATGGCAGGAACTGGTTTAGGTCAGGCACAAGAGATTCAAGCTTTCCAGCCCCAAATCAACCAAGCTGCTCAAGGCTTGTTTAACCTTGGTCAGAGCTACATTGCTCAGAACCCTACTGAAGTTGCTCAGAATTGGATGGCTCAGCAGCAAGCTCTGTTGGCTCCTGGTCGTGAGCAAGAATCTGCTCAGTTGGCTAACAAAGAATTCCAACGTGGTACTATGGGCTTAGCCACAGGAGCTACTTCTGCTGGCTACACTCCTGGCGGTGCTGGCTTAGCTGCTACGAATCCTCGCTTTGCTGAGTTAGCTAATGCCCGTGCCTTGGCTGATGCGACAATGGCTGCTAATGCTCAGAAGTTTGGTCAACAGAATGTTACCTTCGGTTCTGGTCTACTCACTGGCGGTATTGATCTGTCTAAAGGTGGTTTTGGTCTTCAGACACAAGCCCTGTCTCCGTATACTCAGTATATGCAAGGAGCTGGAAACATTGAAGACGCTGCTCTCAACGCACTTAAAACAGGTCAATCGTTGGGTTCTGCTGCTGCCGGTAACGCTGCTCAAGCTGCTCAAGCCTACGCAGGCGGTCAGAGCGCTCAGTCTCAAGCTGCTATGAAGGCTATTCAAGGCTTAACTGACCCGATCAGCCAGCTTATCAAAGGTTTGTCTTCTACGTCTAGTCCTTATAACTCGGCCTATGACTTTAGTAAAGAATCTTGGTATTAATCAAATAAGGAGTTAAAATGGCTGAATTAGGTTTATTTGCCGATCCTCAACAACTTCGTGAAGCCATGCTCATGCAGCAGGCTAAGATGACTCCCCAAGAGACTATCAACTATATGGCTCTTAAAGGCGGTCAAGGCCTCGGAGAAGCTATTGGCGGTATGTTCGGTGTTAACGTACAAGACCCTGCTGTGGCCCGTGCTACTAAGCTTCGTGAGCTTGGTGCTAAGTATGGCACAACTACTGCTGAAGCATTAGACAAGATTGCCACTGATCTGCAACAGACTGATCCTCAGATGGCTATGCAAGTGGCTCAGAAGGCTAACGATCTTCGTATGTCTTCTGCTAAACTTAATGCTGAGCAAGCTTTAGCACAGCAACGCTTGCGTGAGAAGGCTGCTGCTGATCCGTTTGAGAAGCTTTTAGGCACAGGTAAGTACACCACTGAAAGCCTTGCCAAGTACAAAGAATCTGGCAATGTTGCTGATCTGGTGCTCAATGAGAAGTCTCAAGCCTTTGGTGCAGATGCTGAGCGAATGTCCAAGGCAATGTTTGGTACTTCTTACGACAAACTGACTCCTCAACAAGCAGATGCTGTTAATAAGGCTATGTTGCAGCAAGATCTTCTGGTTAAGTCCACAGGCGCTCCTAAGATCTCTGTGTCTACTCAGCAAGAGACAGCTTTTGCTAAGCAGCGTGGTGAATTACAAGCTAAATCGTTGGCAGATGCTGAAACACAAGCTAAAGCTTCCGCTAATGCTGTTAACCGATTAGCAAACATGGAACAGCTTAACAAAGGCCCGATGCTTACAGGCCCTCTGGCTGGCACAGCTATTGGTGCGGGCCAGTTCTTGTCTTCTCTGGGTTTACTCAGTCCTGATTCTGCTAAAACACTGTCCTCGTCTGAAATCTACGACAAGATGGCTAAAGACTTGGTTATGCAGGACTTGGGCGGTAAGCTTGGTGCTCAGATCTCTAACGCTGATCGTGACTTCATTGAAGCGCGTATTCCACAGCTTCGTAACAGCCAGCAAGCTCGTACAGAACTTATTGCTAAGCTCAAAGAGATTCATAAAAAGAATATTGATTACTATCAGCGTATGTCTAAATATGCTAATGAGAAAGGTAATCTTAACGACTTTGACTTTGCCTCGGGTGCTCCTGAGACTCCTAAGGCTGGCGCTGTCGGTACTAAAGAAAACCCGATTAAATTACAGTAAGGAACTGAAATGCCTGTATATGAATATCAAGGACAACATTACGAACTTCCTGAAGGCTTGTCCAACGAGCAGGCTCTTGCTAAGATTAAGGGTTATTTAGGTGAGACTACTCCGGCTGCTGCTGCTGCAACTCCTACGGCACCGGAGCAGGCTCCTTCTAAGGGTTCTGAATTAGGTCGTCAACTTGGCCTTACAGCCCGTGCAGGCATCTCTGGTCTTTCTGCTGTGCCTAATGCTATGGCTGACTTCCTCTCCGGAGCAGCTAACTTAGGCCTTATGGCAGTAGGCTCGGAGCAGCGAGTTCCTTATCTGTCTCAACTTCAACAACAGGCTTTAGAGCAGACTTTCCCTACTCCTAAGCCTGGACTTGAGCAGAAGGTTCAGACAGCCGCTGAAGCTGTTGCAGGTATGATGACTCCTGGCTTAAAAGCCCCTATGGCTCAGCAGGCTGGAGGACAGACAGCTAAAGAGATTGGTCGTAGAGCTGGCACAGAAGCTGCTGCTGTGGCTACAGGCGCTGTTGCAGGCGAAGAGGCTGCTAAGCAAGCCACAGAAGTTACAGGATCTCCCTGGGCTGGACTAGCCGCTGGTTTAGCTACTGGTACGATTGCAGGTAGTGCCACAGGTAAGGGACTATTCGCTCTTACAGGCCCTCGTAAAGAAGCTGTCACTATTGACCAGATCCGTGCCCGTGCCTCTAAAGGCTATCAGGCTATGGATGATGCTGGTGTAGCTCTTAAAACTACTGGAATCAAAGATAAGCTTATTCCTGGCATTAATAACGAACTTAAAGCTAATAACTACGATCCTGAGATTGTCGCTGCTCATAAAGACATTCAAGACAATCTGAAATTGCTAGACAAAGTAACTTCTAGCCCTTATGTGGATTTTGGTCGACTAGAGAAGGTTCGTAGCGCCTTTAGTGACATTGCCAAAGGTACTGACGACAAAGCCAGATTGGCTAAAGTTGTTACCAAAGAAATTGACTCTTATTTGAGCAATATCAAAGGCACTGATACTTTATCCTTATCTGGTACATCGGCTACTAAGGCTATGGAAGCTCTTACGCAGGCTCGTGCAGATTGGCGTAACCAAGCCCGTGCTCAGGTAATTCAAGACCTTTTAGACTCTTCTACGGCCCGTATCGAAGGCTCGACAGGAGCCACTGGCGACATTGTTAAGCGTAATCTGGTTAACTTGACAGCCAATCCTGAGAAGATGAAGATGTTCTCCACAAGAGAGCAGAATATCATCAAGGCTGCTGCTAAGGCTACCGACATGGAAACCCTCTTGTCGCTGATGTCTAAGTTTAACCCCGAGCGTGGTGCTTTACAAGCTGTGATTGCCGGGAGTGCTCTTACACGAGCAGATACATTAAGTGGTCAGTTGGGCTTAGGCGCTGCCGGAGCAGGTTACTTATCTGACAAGGCTCTTACATCTCTGCGTAAAAAAGAGATTGAGAATCTGATTAGCCAGATCGCTTCTGGCAATTTACAAGCCCCCAAGGAAGGCTTTGCTGTTCCTGGTTTATTCGGCGCTACTATGGGAACAACGAAGTAAGGAGTTATGAGGATGTCTACAACACAGCAAACAGTCGAAACAGCATCAAGTATGGCTACTAAAGCTGCTGCCCCTGTTACTGTCTCTTTAGCAACCGTTGCAGGTTATCAAGTCTCTGAGATCCTGCTATGGGCGAC